CGGCATCGACGGACGCACCCTGCCCGTGGGCGTAGCTATGCCAGACGCGATCGAACATCGCGCCCCAGCGGTCCGCCTCCTCCTCGTCGATGCCGAGAAACTCGTAATCGATGCGCGAGGAGTAGCGCAGCACCTTGCCGATCTGCGCCAGCGCGGCCAGCCGCACGATATGGCGAGCGTAGGGGTGGTTTCGGTAAAGGTCGCGAGCCCGGGCACGCGCCTTGGCGTGATCGCGCAGGATCTCGGCATCGGCCGACCGCAGCGACGGGTTCCAGTTCGAAAAGCCGCGATCGAACTGCGACGCCGCGGCATAAGCTGTGCTGCCGCCCTTGCTCATGAGCCGGGCCGCGAGCGCATCCCTGAACGGGATGCGACGCGGCCCGCCGGAGGTCTGCGTTCCCTGCATTGTCCCGCTCTCAGTGATGGTGACGGATCACAGGGCCGCGCTTGACGATCGGCTGCCCGACGTCATCGAGCATCGGCAGGCCGCTCGCCTTGAACCAAAGCTGCCGGTACATGCGGATCATCTCCGAGAGCGGCGTGTTGGCGAACGAAGTCTGCTTGTCCTTGTGTCCCGCCTGGGTGATGTGACGGCCGGTAGCGCGCGCGATGATGGCGTCGAACAACGCCTGCAGCGTCGCCTGCTGGTCGTAGCTCATCGGAACATCCTGGCGATCGCTGCCGGGTCACGGCGCGGTTTCCTTGGCGCCACCTTCGCCAGCACAGGCGCAGGGGGCATCGGCTTCGGCTTGGCGGCAACCTGATCTGCCGGTGACGTGGACCCTGCAGCAGCATCCGCAAAGGGACGCAGTCTGAGACCGAGGCTCTTGAGCGCCGCGAGCGCATAAACGAACGTGTCAAGCGCCTCGTTGCGTTCACCCGGCTTCTTGGTCCAGACGCGAACCGGGCGCCCCTCGCGATAGCGGGTCTCGATCTTCTCGACAGTGAGCTGCGCGAAATAATCCGAGTTGAAGCCCTCGGTGTCCGCATCCTCGGTCGGGATCGGGAAATGGATGAACCCAGGGTTCGGAACCTCGGGAGGTCGCGGCTTGATCTTGAGCCGCCCGTAGATCTGATCCTTGGCCGTATCGACGCCCAGCGTGTAGACGAACCCGTGCTTCGACCGCGACTGGCGCACGGGCCAAATCTGTTTCGGCCCCTGGTTGCCGACGATCGGAAAGATTTTCCGCGTCAGCTTATTGCGGCAGAACGCATGCACCTGGGCAGCGTGACTGCCGCCCGCGTCGATACAGGCCGCGCGTATGCGCACGGGGCGACCGCTCACGGTGCGAAGCGGCCGTTTCAGAAGCTCGTCGAGCTCGTTCCAGACCGTTGCCTGCGCCGGATCACCGAACAGCACGGCATAGCGCGCCGGCCAGGATTCCTCGCCAGTGCCCCAGGCAACGATCTGCACCTCGAGACGGTTGCCCTGCGTGTCCACACCGGCCGTGGCGAGGAGCGCCTGCTCGGGCAGGTCGTTGGGTCCGTAGGGCTCGCCACGGTTCTTGATGCCGTCGACGTTCAGGGATTCGCCCTGCTCCTCCCAGGTCTCCGCCAGCACGGTGTTGGTGAACACCCGCATGAGCTGCGGGTCGGGGAACGTGCCTGGCAGCTTGCCGTAAGCGGTCAGAAACTCCGTGACGATCTTCTCGAGCTTCACCCAGCTCGAGTAAAGCTGCGACAGATGGAACCCCGCGATGCCGCGGAACGGTGCCGTCGCCTTCCAGCCTCCGCCTTTCTTAGGTGCATCGCGAACAGCCTGCCAACGCTCGGCATCCGACCAAAGCTCGCCGCAGACTTCGCACTGGTAGTGGGCGGTCTCAGGCTTGTGGATGTTCTTGCCGTCCGGGCCTTTCTCCTTGTCCCACCTCACCTGTTCCCAGCGGAGCGTCTGGGTCTTTTTGCAGTGCGGGCAGGCGACATGATACCGACGCTTGTCGGAACGAGCATAGTCGCGCTCGACCACTGAGCTGCCCTTCGTCGTTGGGCTCGATCCCTTGAGCCGCTTGCGATTCCAGAACGTCTCCTGCCGCTTCTCGGCGAGCTTCATCGGATCGCCTTCCGTGCCGGCCGAGGCCGGATAGCGGTCGATCTCGTCGCAGAGCACCACCTTGATCGGGCGGCTCGCGATCTCAGCCGGCGCGTTGGCGCCGATGATGGCCAGCCGCCAGCCCGGCCCTTGCTTGGAAAGGATCGTATTGCCACTGTCGCGCGATCGCGGATCGCTGACCTTGCCCTTGAGGCGTGGCGTGTCTCGGAGCATCGGGGCAAGGCGTGCCTTGCTCCACTCCTCTGCCATTCCCTTCGTCGGCTGCATCAGCAGCATCGGCGCCGGGTCCTGGTCGATGACGAAGCCGACGATATTACCGAGCACGGCCGTCCAGCCGATCTGCGTGCCCTTCTGAACGACCACCTCCTCGACGAGCGGGTCGTTGAAGCAATCCATGATCTCGCGCATGGGCTCCATGCGCGACGTCTTCCACTTCCCAGGCTCGGCACTATCCTCGGGCGAGAGGATGCGGTGCGCGTCCGACCATTCGGAGACCGTGAGCTTGGGCGGCGGCGCACAAAGAGTGAACGCCTGCGCGATGACTTGAGCGAGCGCCGGGTGGACCTGCCGAAGATCAACCTGCGGCGGCGAGGACCTCGACTTTCGCGAGCTCCCCGAGCGCCTCCTCGATGTTGTCACGGATCACTCGCTCGACGGCCGGAATGGATTTCACCCCTGCCACCATGGGCGCGGTTTTTGCCGGCACCGCCCCCAGCCTCGTTTTCATGATGATGACTGCCGAGTGCACAGAACCGGCAATCTGCTCGACAGGCACGAGCTGCCCGCGCATTTCGGCCGCTTCCATCTCGGCCTTGTCGGCTCGCGCCCGTTGAAGCCGGGCATCCTCAGTCGACTTGATCGCTTGGCCTTCGCCACCACCGCGGCCAGCGGCCACCTCGCGAAGATGCGCGCAATAGACAGGCACGATCTTCTCGATGTCGTAGTCACCCTTGTCGGCATCGGGGATCACGCCTTCGTCGCGCAGCTCACGAAATCGGCGCTCCGAGATCCCGAGCAGCCGCGCGCAGTACGCCTGCGTCGCCATATGGCGGAATCCCCCCAAAAAATCCCTGGCACTAGCGACCCCTCGCGGTCGGGCGTGACCCCCGATGGGGGGCCGGGGGCAGGAAGGACCCGCCCGAGCCCCTATCGGCCGAAGGCCGTCGCGATCGCGCGCTTGATGTGCGGCGGGAAGCGGCGCGCCACGCCATGGACGCTGACGCGCGCGAAGTCCTCGTAAAACCGAAACCGCTTGTCGAGGTGCGCACCGCTCTTGAACGTGAAGTAGAGGTGCAGCCGCCCGCCCTTGCCGACGAACAGGCCCTTGGCCGTCTTGCGCACGGCCCGCGTCCCGTAGCGGCGCTCCAACTCCTTTGCCCACGGCGTCTTGCCGCGCGCATGCAGACGCACCTTGCTCCGTTCCGGAATGGCGAGGGTGCCGGAGTGCGTCTTTGCGCCACCAGAGGCGTGGCGCGCCAGGTCCGCCTTCCCCAAGGCGTCGAAGACGCCGGCCGACAGCTTGCGCTTGCTCGCCTTCTCGACGCGGATGGACGCCCGCGGCAGCCCCTTGTTGCGCACCGTGAACGCCGCCGCCCACGTCGGACCGATGATCTGCGGACGCGTGTCCTTGAACATCGTGTCGTTCAGCGTGTTGGCGATGGCGAACGGCATCTGGTCGTTGGCGAAGATGCCCATCTGCCGGGCCTTCCTCGTAAACTCCCGCATGTCCAGCTCGACGCGGATCACGGCCGCACCTTCAGAACGACGGCCTTGAGCGCGGCCCGGATGGCGGCGCACGCCTCGCAGCGCGGTGGCAGCGCGTAGCCGCGCCGCGCATCCTTCCCCGTCTTCGCGGCGTGAGGCACTGAAGCGAACGAATGCGCCATGTGTGTTGCCTGCCGGATCTGGGGCGGAAAACGAAAAACCGCCCGGCAGCGCACTGGCTGGGGCGGTTCGAACAGTCGTCTCGCGACGTTGTCTGACTCGCTACGCGATTCGAGGGTTTTTGGTCAATCCACTTCCGAACTATTTTTCACGCCCTCGACGCCAGCTCGACGTCCTTCCGGAACGCCCAGCGGTTCACCACCCAGCATGCGCCAAAGAACACGGCGATCAAGAGCCACTCGGTCATAGCGTTCCTGCGGTCCTTTTTACAATGCCGGCCTTCTTGATGACGCTATCGAACGGCTCCGCAACCACGGTAGCATTGCCATGATCGAAGCCGATCCAGGTGCTCACGCCCTTTTCGTACTCACGGATTTCCGTGGCCAGCGCGAGATTGAACGCTCGGCGGATGCCATCCGCGGATTTGAACTCAGCCCAATTCGACATCACTTCCTCCCCTTCCGCGCGACATGCTTCTCGAGCGCGTCGCG